TTGTGATCCATTACCTTGACGTGTCTTTTTTGGCTTGCTAGGGACAAAATTTTGTCCAGTGAGTGACTTAGCCATTAGTCCTTCGCTTTTGCAGCATCATGAACATCGTGAGACAAGTCGCTGCCGCCATCAAGTTCAAAAACCTCAATGGCGCCGAGCGGAACTGACTGTTCTTGATGCCAAGCACTAGCCACGAAACTGCTGATACTTTTTCGCCAGTCCAGTAAACAGACCACGCATCGGATGATCAGGATCGTCCCGACGGTCAAACACATATAGTTCGTTTAACCATTGAACCCGATTGCTCATTGCCTCTACGTCAGCCGCTCCAGGTTTAGAAGCCATCATTGGATCAGGTCGTTTCATTATGAACCCTCAAGGGCTGTGACACGCGCCAGCAAGTCAGCATTCTGAGTTTCAAGTGTTTCGATCTTAGCAATCGCCTCTTGCAGCGCAGCAGTCAGCAAGGGGACAAGTTTAGATTGGTCAATACCTTGATACACAGGCTGATCACCGGTTTTGACCCAGGTACGAGTTCGAACGTGAGTGGTCTCGTTACCGTCTTCATCAGCAAACGTTTCCTCCCAAGTCAAAGAATCAGGCTGAGGAATATTAGTTTCAATAACGGTTCCGTCGTACTCAGTAAGCGTGCCAATGGCCTCTACTTCGTCTTGCGTTCCAGTAACTGCTTCAGGTACAACAGCTTGCGCTTTATGAGCAATAAAACCGTCAACTGTGATACTAGGGTCTTCAATAAAGTTGAAACGCTTAGGTTGCAGTTGCTTGACCCTAGTAATACCGCCAGTGAGATCAACAACGTTTTCTTTCAGTCGATAGTCAGAAGCACTGTTAAAAGTGGCACCACTGGTGGTAACTTGGATGTTACCTTTTTGCGAACCAGAGCGGGCTAAATTAATAATAGTTCCGTTGCTATTACGGTTAACATTCAGCGCTAAGTTACCACTTCTAGAAAAATAGCCGACACCGCCATTATCTATTGCAAATCCAGTGGAGCTGTTGTTAAGCCCAGGACTTCCTGAGCTTTGACCCCTCAGATAACGGAAGTAGCCGACATTCCACCTTCGAGTGGTTGTTCCAAGCGCTCCTTGGTAGTTATCATGTGGCCTAAAGATCCCGCTATCCTCCAAAACCATTTTGTTAGTGCCATTATCTTGGAAGATAATTCCGTTTTGTTTTTGGTTGAGGTAGTTCCATCCGTTGCTGTTATAGGTGAGGGTCCAGTCATCACTACTTCCCATCCGCAAAACATCGCCATCTGCAAAGTCCAGCACACTGCGGATAAGTACAGCGCCGCTAAATGTGACGTCTCCAGTGGCTGTGTCGTTCGCATCAGACCTTAAGAAACTAGAAGCCTGAACGCCATCAACAGTGTCTGCATCCACACTTCCAATCTCAACAACCGTTCCACCATCAGTTTTGGTGAACAAGCCACCGTCAGTAGTATTGATAGCGAGTTCGCCTACAACAAGATCCGAGGCACTGGGGTTAGTAGTGCCACGCTTCTGTTTAATGGTGTTTGCCATCAGAAAGTTCCGCCGTCAAGCTCAAAGCTACTTGCAGTTCCGTTCTCAAGGAAGGTCACAAGGTCACTTAACGCAACCTGAACCATCGTTCCAGCATCGTTAATGACCATGCGATCTGCAGCTGCAAGCGTCGTTGAAGTTGCAGAAGTGCCACCGTCCAACAGGTTCAATTCAGCGGTGGTGACTGTTGCACCATCAAGAATTCCAATCTCAGTAGAGGTCAACGCAGCAAGTGCGGTTGCACCGCCTGTCTGCATTCCAGACAAAGTGTCTAGATCAGCGTCATAAGCCTGGACATCACTGCCAATCGCAACACCTAATGCGGTTCGTGCTGCTGATGCAGACGTTGAGCCAGTCCCGCCATCTGCAACCGCAAGCGTTCCAGTGATTGAAGAAGCTGCAAGGTCAACCGCTATCTCTGAGGATTCAATAACCAAACCACCGTTGGCCTTGAGATCTGCAGAAAGTTCGTTGCCTGACTTGGTTAAGCCATCACCTGCTGTGATGTTTCCTGCGCCAGAGAACTGCGTAAACGCAAGCGATGTTGTGCCAACAGTAATTGAACCGTCAGTTGTCAGAACGTAGCCTTGGTCTGCGTTGGCAGTGCCCTGCTCAACAAAGACAAAAGCTCCGCCAGTAACCTCGCTGTCTGCGTCAAAGTCACTTGAACGTGACCAAGCGCCAGCCTTACAGTCATAAATGCCGTTTTCTGAGCCGGTTGACTGGTTCTTGACCAGCACCCGCTCATCAGCAGAAACAGCAACGCCGTCAATTGTTTGCGTGCCAGACAGCGTGATGTTTGCCGTTGTGGCAACCTTCACCGAGTCTTTGACATCTAGGCCAGTCTTGACCGCATCGACATAAGCCTTTGTTGCTGCATCCTGAGCTGAAGTCGGATCAGTGACGTTCGTCAGCTTGTTGCTGTTGATCGAAACATTGCCAGTCGGTGCCGCCATTTGGTCAAGGCGGTTTGCCTGAACACCAGCGTCAAAATCACTGATCTTGGTGTGGGCAAGGCTGGGAATATCAGCGGCGACTAAAGCCCGGAAGGTTGGATCTGCGTCTGAACCCGTAGTTGGTCCAGCAAGAACAGTGTTTGCAGATCTGTCGTCTGTTTTTGAAAAGAATGCGCCAGAACCGCCAATGGCGATAATCGATGAACTTGTACCATCGCCATCGTCGCCAAAGCCGTAATACAGCTTTAGATCTGCCTCGTTAAAGGCAACTTCACTTGGGGCGAGCGTTGTCGGGCTTCCAGCTGAGCCAGACGCAGCCCGTTTTTTCAGGCGGATTGTGTTGGCCATTTAGAAGTCGCCCCCTTTGACGATTGTTTTGATGGTCCAGGTGTCGTCTGCTTTGAACTCGCCAGAAGCTGAGTCGTAATAGATGACGCTTTGATCCACTTTAGTGGTTTGATCCAAACTAAAACCAGAGCCAGTAAGGCCTTGAGGCCCTTGAGGGCCTGCAGTCGTTGCAGTAACTGTGTTAGTTACTGGATTCTGGACAACCGTAGACGTAGAGTTCTCCGTCACGGTAACTGTTGTCGTTGCTGGATTTTGAACAACCGTTGACGTACCGTTCTCCGTCACGGCAACGGTGTTGTTCGTCGCTGGATTTTGAACAACCGTTGACGTACCATTCTCCGTCACGGTAACGGTGCTGTTCGTCGTGGTGACGTTGACCGTTGTCATGGTGCGGTGAACCCCTGGTTGACGAAGATCGCACCTTCTAAGTAATACTCGCGGTTCCCAGAACCATCTTCAAGCAATACGTCATAACGCAGCTCATCGATGAAATCTGTGGTTTGGGTATCGGTCAGGCTGATTGTGACCTGCCCGTTGCTGCGATCGGTATATGCAATCCCAAAATCAGCGTATTTAGTCGTCCGACCCTTATCCCAAGCTTGCGCATAAGCCGTATAGCCAGTCAGATCGATTGCACTGTCAGTGCTGTCCTTGAACTGCAGCAGCAATGAATAATCTGCCCGCCTTTGGAGCGTGATGTTGTATGTCCCGGGTTGAACAGACATGTCACCTCCGTGCTAATGCAGTCTAGCTCTAGCTGCTAGCCATTAAACCGTGTGCGCTGGCAAAGGCGAGCAGCGAATTTACTTTTGCCTCCAGCTCTCTGCAATACTCAAGCAACTCCGCATTAGTCGGTGACGCGGCATCAGCAATGGTCATCGTGCCATCAGCGGTTGGCAGTGTCCCAGTTGTTGCAGTTGCCGACAGATCAGCAACGTGAGTTGACTGAACAGCAGCCGTCGCACCAAAGAAGCCAATCGTGTTGGCGTTGATCTCAAGCTGAGTCGTCAGCGTGCCAGCAGTCCGACTTTTTAAACGCAGACGCCCGTCTTCAGTAGTGTCACTTGCGTCGACAATGCTGCCCTCAACCGCCGCATAGTCAACCTCTTGCGGAGTGCCGTTGTCGTTTTTGCCTCGATAAAAAACAGTACCCAGCAAGTCGTCATCCTCACCAGCACCAGATGCACCACGACGATGGAACAACGTGATGTCGCCACCAGACGCGGAATCATCAGCAGTGCATTCCGATTGGATCCCAGTACCAGTCAGGCTGGTTGTCAAATGCAGCGGATAGATCGGTGTTGTCTCACCGATGCCAACATTGCTGCCACGCAATCTGATGCGGCTTGCAACCGTTCCACTAGCAGACGACATCAAATCAAGAATGCCATCTTCATTTGTGTCAGTTGGATCGCTGATCTGAGCAAGAATCTGCCCGTAGACGTAAGCGTTTCCAGCGTCAGATTCACCACGAAACTCAATGTTGCCAAGATTATCGCTAGCAGCAGGTGATGCTGAGTTGCGATACAGCACCAGATCAGGCGCAGTGTCTAACCCTTCGTCACTGTTCTCAATAATGACCTGATCAGTGGTGTCACTACTGAACAGATGCAGTTGCGCCGCAGCCGTGCCAGTGCCTAGCTGAAAGCCGGACGTTGTGAACTTGCCTGTAAAAGTTGAGCTATTGCTGATCGCCACCTCATTGGCGGCAGTCCGATAAAACCCAGACGTGCCAGTGTCGCTTAGAAAGCCAATAGCAGGCGCACCAACGCTGCCGTTTGGCAATGTCCGGAACAATGATTCAAACGTGATTGACTTGTTTTTGTCAACGTTGGCAGCTTCTGAAACATCAACAATCGGCAGCAGATCACCGCTTGCAGGTGATGACAGCGCAGACAGTTCGGAAATTTTGCGGTCAGCCATCAGGCAGCCTCCAGTGCAGCAACCTTAGCTTCAAGGGTTTCGATTTTGGCGATTGCCTCTTGCAATGCAGCAGTTAGCAGTGGGGTCAACTTGCCGTAGTCCATGCCCTGCATGACAGGATTATCATCATCGTCAACCTCGTCGTGAGTTCCGGTAACCGCTTCAGGTACGACAGCTTGCACTTCATGAGCGATAAAACCGTCAACTGTGATATCAGGTTCTTCAATAAAATTAAAACGGCTTGGACTAAGCTGTTTTAACCGTGTAATACCGTCGGAAAGTGCAACAACGTTTTCTTTAAGCCTGTAGTCAGAAGCACTGTTAAAAGTGGCAGTAGTAGTGGTAACTTGAATGTTACCTTTTTGACTACCACTCCGGCGCAAATCAACAACAGTTCCGTTGGTATTACGGTTTACCATGAAGGGGCCGGCGTCAGACCTAGAAACATAAAGGGCAGCTCCGCTTGAAAGATCCTCAACACCTAAGCCAGTTGTAGTGTTACCAAAGCCAGGCGTGCTTGTGCTGGTTTGGTTATACCTAATGTCACCATCGCTCATGATGCGAAAACGCTCGGTTCCAGCAGTTGCAAAACCTATGGTGTTGGCAGCTGGGCGATACATACCAGTATCATTATCAATTCCAGGGCATATTGAAGGGTCTGAAGCAGAGCCATCTCTTCCTCTAAATTTAGTAGAGTCTGTGGTGCCATTAACGTCAAGTGTGGACGCAGGACTAGTCGTATTAATACCAACGTTGCCGCTGGAATCGATGCGGACAACCTCACTGCCTCCTGTGTAAAAAGCAAATTGTGGAGTGGATGTGGCACTGCTAATTAAACGAGTTACACCATCGGCCGGTGATGCTTCAATAGAAAAGGTTGTCTGAGCACTATCCGCGGCATTATTTTGTCTAATAGCAAAGGACGAGGCTGGAGTATCACTGTTGCCTGCTTGAATTTTTAATTGTGCGTCAGGACTGCTCGTTCCAAGACCCAAGTTGCCGCTTGAATCGATACGCATTCTTTCTACAGGTGCTGTATCTGAACCTGAATCAGTCGAGAACGACATTTCTGCAGCACTTGCACCAGAACGCCACGCCCCAACATCAAAAACTGAACTGCCTTTATTTTGAATATAAAGACCAGAAGATGAATATGTTGAAGCTGCACCAGTTGCAACTATGGCTCCAGCGACTTCTAGTGTTTGCGAAGGAGAACCTGTCCCAATACCAATTCGATCAGTACCTGCGTCTACAAAGAGCAGGTTGGCGTCATCATCACCTTCGACGCGGAGGTTGACATCGGCACCGCTGTCGTTAAAGACAACCTCACTCGTTCCAAACTCAACACGCTCAACACCATTGGTTGCAATGCCCAGCTGGTTGGCTGCAGGGCGGAAGAAACCAGTGTCAACGTCTGAAGAGAAACCGAGCCCAGGTGCGGCAGCAGTGCCGTCCGGTATCAGCATCGTGCCGTCAAGCTCTTGAATGACGATCCAGTCATCATTGGTTGAGTTCCTTAGCTTCAGCTGACTTGCTGTCGTATCAGCCCACCACTGATACGCATATGTCGTGGCAGGTGCCGTTGCGTTGCTGTTATTGCTGACGATTGCCGCCAGCGCGTTATTTAAATCTTGACGGAAACTGGCCCCGCTGGCATTACTAAGGGAATAGTCGTGAGTTGGGCTCATGCTTAGGTCTGTTCAGTGCCGTAGCCCACCGCTTGGTACTGGAAATTACGAGAAACAGCAGAGTTGCTGCTGTTGAAGAACGTAATTGTGAACCCAGTCCTAGAGGTGGATGTCACCTCATAGTAATCCCCTGACGCAAGATTGAAAGCCGTTATGCCAATGCTCGGCTCTTGATAGAAGGCATTTGCGAACGTAACTGCTTTCGCTCCACCGCCTGACGCGATGGTTGCGCTGCTTTCTGTGCGCAACTCCATTTGCATTGTGTAGCCCAGCTCATCAACAACCGGCGTCTGGTCTACGTGGTCGGAACTCAGCTCGCACTTGAATTGATACTGCCTGCCCGTAAAGCGCCCTGACTCCATTGGGATCCAAGGACCAAAATCAATATCAGATTCCATTTGAATCTTGTCCGTTCCATCCTCCTGTAAAAAGAAATCGCCATCCTCTAGCAAAAGTTCTTCGTCTGTCGTCGCTTGATCGCTAGTGCGGAAGTAGACGGCAGCAGTCGTGTCGTCTGGAATAAAGCCGTCAAAGTCAGACCAGCGGTCAAGCAACTCCGCACGATCATCAATTGTGTCTGCTGGATACAAGCCACGACTCGTGAGTCTCCTTGTAAATACAACGTCAAACACACCGCCAAGGTCCAGCACGTTATTGAAGAAATACTCGCCAAACGCCAAACGTGTACCAAAGAAGTCAATTTGGTTCAGTGAGTCCACGTCAACGACATCATCAAACCTTTGATCGCCATCAAGTACAAGGCCGTCGTATTCATCGTCGTAAAACACATCAACTTTGTCGCCTTGGTATGGCGGCGTGTCTTGATCCTCACGGCGCACTTGGATGTTAAGGCGTGGAAGTTTGTTCGGCAGGTCAATGACTGCACTCGCCGCCTCTATACTGCGCTGACCGTTCTCGTCTTGAAACTTGACGAGATATTCGCCTTCAATCAAAGGCAGCGTGGCTGAGTTTGTCTGCGCTTTTACTTCACGAAGCAAGATGCTATCCGGCCATGTACCCGTTCCATCAACTTCCGATGCGTGACGGATAATCGCTATGAAATTACTGGCATTCAAGCCCGTTGGAGGGATTCTCCAGCGCAAAATTACTTGTTCGCCTTCAATCGCTTGAATCGTGACATCGGCGGGGATCGGCGGCCTGACAACCTTGTCTGGATCGTCGGGATCCGGATCAGGAACTGGGACAACGCCAGTAATAGTAACCCAAGCAGATTTTCTATTAACAGGCGGAGCGCCTACTGAACGAATTTGGAAAAGAATGGTTTTGCCTTCGTCTAAACCATTAACTTCAAAAATAGTGTTTGTGGTTTGGGCCTCGATGTAATTTCCACCACCAATTTTATATCGAATTTCAAAACCAAACGTTGCACCATCCGTTCCACGGCTCCAAGATGCCGTCATGCGATTAGTGATTGTTTGCCCAATCGTGATCTGTGCGAAAGCAAGAGCCAGGTTTATTGGCTTAGCTGGCTGATCATTAAATAAGGTGACATCGAGAAACTCAAGATCATCTCCAAAATCAGCTGTATTGTAAATACTGTCGTTGAACTCAACACCAGTAATTCCAAACTGACCATCACCAGCATCAGTAACAGTCAGGCAGCGGAATTTTTGCAGCTCAACGCTTGTTGATGCGATTGACCAAATTGATTGCGCCCGCGGAGCAGAACTAAATGAAGACGTACTGACGACATTGCCAGAAACGTTGCTGATCGACTTTGTTTCAATGCTTCCATCAGCAAGCGTGCAGGTCAGCGTGTGGTTACTACCGGGAGGCAACGAGATGTCCTGATCAATGGTGATTGCTGTTGTCGTTGCACTACTGACGCGACCAGCAAGACGCACACCTACGCGCATCTCGTCCGACACTGCAAAAACTCGACCAGGCAGCACGACAGCACCTTGCAGGCCCGTCACGAACGAAACAATCTCACCATCAAGCTCTTCTGATGCCAGCATCCACCGGCCAAGTCGTTGCGCTTGGAACTTAGAAGTAGCCCCAAAAGCAATGATTTCTTTCTCTTGATAACCGTATTTTGTAATTAGACTTGCATCTTCAACGCAGACATAATTTGACTTGTAAAAGTTGTCTGGATCGTTGTAACGGACGCGGATCTTGGTGCTGCGTGTTTTTAAGGATGACCCTGAATAGTTAAACGCTCCACCGATCACATTGCTGTTGCTATACAAGTGAACTGGCGCAACATCACTGCCGTTTAGGTTGCCGTGATCAGCAGCCGCTTGGATCGTATTTGCCTGCCAATACAACATGCCACGAAACACGCTGGCAAGATCCTGTAAAACGTTGAACGCTTCAGCTTGCGATGAGATAACCGTGTTGCACGCAAAACGCGGCTCAGTGCTGCCATCAGGATTTTTAACAAGCTGGTTTGCGTATCGCGCAAGTGGGTACAGATCAACCCAACTGAGGTTTGACGCCTGAACAAAATCCCCCGCCCCATACCTCTTATTGGTAACCATGTCGTACCAACAGCAAACAGGGCAAGTCGTCCATCCACTTTTAAGGCTGCCGTCGAAGGCACCAGAAAAGCTCAGGCTGCCGTCGCCTCTAACTGCAGCATTTGAAGGCATTTGAACGATACGGCCGCGTATCTTGTAAGCCCTAGTTGGCAAGCTTCCAAATTGCCTTGTTGATAAAGAAACTCCTGCGACAGCACAATATGGATAGGCCGTCCGCAGTGATTGAAGCTCAATTATGCTGGTCCATACAAGCCGATTTCCTCTGCTATTGGCTAACGGGATATTTTTTTCTACGTCTCTAAAATCGTCAAATTGAACTTCAAAGGTATCTTCTCCCAAGTCCTCTTTTGTTACCCGAACGTTCCATGGCCCTTCGCCTGGAGTGTCTATCTTCGGGGTCTTAAATTGATAAGGGCTAACAGAAATACCAGTTATTGTTGTTTCGTAGACTTTTTTGTAACCCGTGCCTTGCCCCTGCACATCAACTCTGATTTTGATCTTGCCATTAAATAATTGACCTTTTGCGAGACCTTCCTGCGCTACTGAAAACAGGCGCGGGATAGTGAATAGCAGGTGAAAGTCCTCAACCTCTACATCAGAAATTGCCCTAATGATCGACCCGGCGCCATAGTCGCGACTGGTAACCTCGTTGTCATCGTTCAGTGTTTCGCTGTAGTTTGCACCGACCTCTGCGTTGACGTCAATAATAGTTGACTGTCTATCCTTGCCTTGAGGCAACTGTGATTGCTTGCGACCGCCTTGTCTAAAATCAAACGAAACGTCTTCGTTAGAAAAATTTCGATTGTCGTCACTTGCGATTGGCGTTTCATCAAGGAAAATACTTTCCGCCGATTCAACCAACCCAGAGATTGGACCCTCGCAAAGCAGGTCTACAAACTTGATAACAGAAGTAGAATTTAGCGCCATGGTTTAATCCATATTGTAGCCATAGGCTTGGAAAAACAATCTGTTTTCTTCGTTTGACCTGTGGTTGATAATCTCAACAATTGGAAAAACTTGATCGTCATCATCAAGTTCACCATGTGATACTCGGTGTAGCCATCTATATTTATCGTTATTTTTTAGCAACCCTTGGACTGTTGCCTGGGAAGTAGCAATTGCTGAGTTGGGATTATCTTTCCCTTTTCTTTTGGCAATGACTGTAATTCTGTAGGTAAAAAAGCCATCAACAAGCGTTGAACCCTCACCGCTCACAAAATCAAACAACCCATCGCGCAACTCAAAAATAAAATCAAGTTTTTCACGGTTATCGTTGCTTTTATCGATATCCCCGGGCTCTTCAGTTTCACCGTTGCGCAAGTCTATAGATTCCTCTACTACCTGCCGAGTATCAGAGCTATCGCTCAAAGTTTTTGAGGTGCGAAGCAATTTCACGCCAGCTGCGTCCGTAAACCTGCCGAACTTGATTTCTTCGCCTCCAATACGAATCGTATCCGTGCCAGGCTGTCTAATTGCTGTTTTTAAGGGGTCAGATTCATCCGCCACATCAACAGTTGCGCTAAGCAAATGACTGCCTATTAAAACTTCGCCATAAGCGACAGGAATTGTCGTGCCAAGGCCCGTTGTATTGACAGCACCTGTGTAAGCGTATGACTGTCTGCCATCAGTACCGCGCACAACTCCCTGCGGACCATCAGTGCTTGACGCCTCACCGCTGCCTAATCTTCTATTGCCACTAAGATTTGGAATTGTTGGCTGTGGTGATAGCAACTGCGCAGTGCCACTAAGGACCAAGGAAACGCCAATTGCACCAACAGCGGCTGCCGTGGCACCAACAGCAACGCCAGCGGCACCACCCAATGCAAGGGCGCCTCCTTGACCTAGCCCTAAAAAGCCCGCTCCAGCCGGTGCAAAAACTAACGACACGGCGACTGCTGCCACAACTAAAACAGCGCCAACGATTATTTTCCCAACAGGACCGCCACTACCTGCAACGACAGGCGTCAAGATCAGGTCATTACTGCCCAACGGCAGATGTAAGTCCTCAATGTCTAAGTCCGCACCAGCTTGGACTAACCGATAGCCAATACCATGCTCATGCGCGTGCATTAACTCCTCTTGAAGCTCAGGCTTGTTAAGGCACAACAACTTGATCGCATCTGCGGGCGTACGCAGGTCGTAGTACGTGTGCTCGGCACCGTACCGCTCTCCCAGATCACCCAGCAGTCGGACGACCTGCTGCATAGCGGAACACTGCTGCAATCCTTTCGACATAGTACCGCCGTAACGGTTCAATCGCACTTAATGAATCCTGCCGCTGATGAAGAATCAGCTCATCAGGCAACAAAATCGCAGCGTGCATCGGCGTTCGCGTGTCCAGTCGCATGATCAACACGTCGCCAGGCTTTCGTCGCTCAAAGGGCACCTGCTCAAAACCGATCACCTCTGCCTGCTTTAGAAAGATGCTGTCGCAAACTTCTAAGTTTTCAGGACGTGAAAAGTCAGGCAACTCAACGCCCTGCAACCCAAACCAATCACGGATCAACGTAAAGCAATCGTTGACGCCATACTCCCACTGACGGCCTAGAAGGGATTGATGATTGACCATTGCTTGTCTGGCACGCTCCAAATATGCCACGGAAGCTTAGTGCCGGTGCAAGAGGCTCTATCAACAGAGCTTGCCGATCCTCCCATTGGATGTGAGTGGACGATTGCCTCAACCTTTCCGTACATAGCAGCCACTGCATAATCACGCGGCTCAAGCACAAAATCTTGCTCTGGATCTTCTGCAACGTTCCGACAACGCCAATACCGGCCATTTACAACAACACCACATGCTTCGCGAGGTGCTTGCTCCAAAGCATGAGCCTCGGCCTCAAGTCTGAAGTCTTGCACCAGGGAAGCCTCCGAATGGCAGCAGTCCTGTTGCAGCTGGAAATCTTTTGACACAACTGCTAAAGCGTTTTCCGCATTGGTCGTTTGCCTCAGTAGTTGATTTGTCATTCAAGTCGTAATACCTAGTGCCCTTATAACCGCATTCTTCGCCGCGATACTTCCAAGGGCAATGCTCCAAGACCTGACGACGAGGAAGCGCAAGGTTGGTTAAATCAAGCTTGCTGGTCAATTCAAACTCAACCAGCTGTGGATTCTCATTGGCTACCCGGTCGATATACCAAATTTCATCCTCAAACTTTGCCGTTGGGTCGGCTGTCGCATTGCCGCTAGGAAAATTGGTTCCATCAAGAAACTTTTTGCATGTCCTGATTCGCGTGACCTTAGCCTGCAATGGGTTGTAAAGCACAAGCAACGCTGAAACTGTATTGTTTGCATTGGCGATTTTCATTGATGGCCTGGGCAGTGTGCCCTTTGTTGTCATCTCAAAGCCGTCAACTTCAATCGGATAGGCCGTATAAGTGATGCCGTTGAAAACAATGTTTGCCGTCAGCTCGTTCGTTCCAGCGTGATAGTAGAAAGTCTCATCAACGCCATTAACGGCCTCGGTCAGCTCTAGCTGAAACAGCTCGATAATTGCTGACGGCTCAAGAAGCTGTATCTGCTCCTGGATTGAATTTGGAACTGTCATGCTTCAAACACCTGCTCGAACGTTGCCTGGATCGTTGCACGATTCAAGTACGGAATCGACTTGCTCCAGTTGCGACAAATGTACTTAGTGCTGCTGCTTTCGCCAGGTGGGGTAAAGTCAAAATTTTCAACACCGCCGCGAGCATCCAGAAAATCTTCGATGGTGTCAGCGTCTGTTTCTGAAACCTCGAAGGTCAGATCATAGATTTTGGGATTTTGGTTAAGGCCAAACGTGGTGCGCTGGCTATAGCCCGAACCAAACTGCGCTATCCGCACATTAGGCTGGCTTTTCTTTTGAATGCCGTAGGTCGGCGTGATTGAAGGGAAAGAAGCCATTAGCTCAGAAGACCTCCAGGGCGTTTTTGTTTAGC